CGGTTTCGGAAGGGATTTTTAGACGGGGCCCCAACCAGTAACTTAAGTATAAGCCGGCAAACTCAAAAGCTGTTCCAAGCGTAAAAACACAGGCAAAATTCAGACAAAAAGAAATAATCAATATTGTTTAAGGCACCTGTACAGCTTGAGCCGCACGTGCATCTTGTTCGTACATTGCTAGTAACAACTCGTCTTTCAATTCAATTGATTGCTCACGAGAGCAAGGTTTGTATGAAGAATTATCTCGCAGCGACGTAAAGTCAAGCTGCAAGATTTTTGTTTCAAGTCGCTCCAATTGACGAGTAGTGATGCCATACACTTCTGCCCATGTTGACAATGCCAAATCAGTACATTTAATTGATTCAGTCATGCAAATTCGATTGTAACCAATAACTTCATGACGAAGCATGCGCGCCAATGACTTTTCTCTTCTTGTGCCGACAGACAACGCCTGCTCATAAAGCAATTTATTCAGCACTCTCAATATCGGTATATGATTCCATTCCTTCAAGCGCATGAAGCCCACCTGCCTATAAAAAGGCCCAAAAGTGTGCGGACTGCGCATAGTAAAGGTTTTTGCAATGGCACGACCGATATTTGTCGACAGACAAATAACATCAGGATTGCGCGAAATGGGGATAAATCGACTTGAGAAAAAAGTAGCTTCCCAAGGATTATGATGCAACAAAAACTCTGGCTTAAGCCCTAAAATGGCTAATTCATTCATTACGCCATTCAACTTCCATAATTCACTTGATTCACGTAAAAATATGACTACATCATCTCCCCCGACGATAATTGCCGCGTCATTATCGGCAATACCAGCGCGCATCACAGCTATTTTTACTAAGGTCCCAACTACTACCGTATTGCCTATAGATGTGTCAGCGCTACCAGATTGACGTTGATATGGGACGTTGACGTCTACCAAATTCCCTTCCGAGCGCATCTTCACATTTAGGCGTTCATGATCAAACAATATTTTCAAAATATCTTCTTTTACGCCCATTATTTTATACAAGGCGCGCTCAAACCTCAGAGCATTATCGCGCATGGTACTATCACATGCTGATAAGTCAATCTCACCGCTACATTTAATGTCATCGATAGAAAAACGCTTTAATAATAAATCACCAATTTCTTTGTTATTATGCCCTGGTGCAAACAATAAGTTATGTTGACCCGCCCAATCATTTTTGATTAACTTCTTCACCTCGTGACACCACCGCGCCGTTTTAACGAAGTGTGCATCACTCATGTTTACGATGAATCTGGCCTTCTTTTCTTTGCCATAATCACCAAACAAAACTTCATCCGCCTTCGGAAAGCATTTCATCTCATACATTGAATTCGGGTCTTTATTCTTCTTGGCTGCATAATATCTCCGTTTTTGGGCTGGCTCCAACTCACTTAACCATTGTTTTGACATAGAACGCTCTTCTATGGCTCCAAGATAGCGTTTTTTCCACCATGGTTCAATAGTCGACATATAAGTCGTCCACAATTGTTGGCTCTGCTCGGGAGTGGCCTTGGCTACTCGAACGCGCGCAGCATACCAGGTGTTTCCAGCAGAGCGTAAGAACCGCCACTTATTGACCCCAAATAAGGTAATTAGATTAAAGAATCCTTGCTTACGAAACTGGTGGGGCATACAATCACACAGCCCACGCCAAATCACCTTACTTTGTCTAACAAACTTCTCTTTTCCATGATCAAATGCATCATGCCAGCTATAATCCAAAGAGAGATCTGGAGGTGTCTGCATCTTATCGCAAGGAACGCACAAGGATGGCACTGAAGCCAAAATCAATGAATGTGCAATACTCGCTTTCGTTCCAAAATGTTCCTTTGCGAACCACCAATAACCACCAACACAAGTGAATACGAGGAATACTAAAATAAATGGTAACAACAAATCAAACTCCTGAACAGAATTTTGCTGATAATGGTATGTATTATTTAACTCATCCAATAAAGCAAAAATCGGGGTTGGTATGGCTGTAGGATACATTGTTGGACTATGAGTTTGTTGGTCTTCCATACGCATTAAGAAATTCTCAATGTATGCCATAGAAGTAATATTTGACAAATCATATTGCTTGATAACTTCTTGGATTGCACGTTGTGGATTTGAATGCTCAAAATACTTGACGGACCAAAAGGTCAACGCGAAGATTGAACCCAAAACCAAACACAACAAAATCCATTTCCCATACCATTGAAACCAAGTCTCTAATATAAAAGTAGTCACATGATTTACCTTCCACCGCTGATTATATATATACCGCAAAAATCTAGCGGCAGTATAATCACGATGTAGAGACAATTCCAACTTCATATCTTCTATTAATGCATAATTTGCTGTTATCAAAATGGTCTCAACAACATTGCCTGCTGGTTTATGGGCTCCTTGCATACGTTCATACCACGCAGCACCTTTCCTCAACAAAATAGCCAATAATTCGTCGTTACGCTCTTTACCTGCTGCATGGAGTCGCAATGAGTTTGCTAAACTTTCTTCAACCCAATGATATTTCTCACGGTGAAGGAGTGTCACATCCGTAAACAATGCGCTCTTACTATTGACCGTTCGTCGTTTGAATAAATGTCGCTCCATATTGCTAGAAAAAGGTACATAGCGCAATTCCATAGGCGTGTCAATTTGAGTTCCTGGTATCTCAGCATCCAGTTTCCCAATTCTATCACGCAAGTGCAAATGATATAGTGACAGTCTCCATACACCTTCAACCCAAAGAATTCGGCGCGTTAATTGCACTACTGACCTAGTGTTCTTTGGCATGCCAAGATCATCAGTGGCAACCTGAATCTGCCACGAATTATCAAACCATGTACCGACCAACTCCGCTTGGCACTCATCATACCCACTTTTTAAATAAAGTTCAGATTGTTGGAAACACCATTCTGAATTAGTTAGCTGGTCAATCTTCCTAGGTGTCTGTATATCAAATTCCAAACAGTAATAATGTAACTTTCTTGTTCGTGACATCATTTCAGCTGTGCTCAATACTTGCTTACACCAAATTGTGTTGACGCCAAAGAGGCATCTATACATTTGATTCTGGAAATGCGGACAATTGCCACGCGCAAAACTGGGGTCAATCCAGTTACATGAGCATTTGCGTTTTTCAAGAAACGGTTGTTGTAAACCACGCCCATCGGAGCCAACAACATCAAATTGATCACTGTCTGCTATGTTGTTCAACCATAAAAACTTTTCACCATGTAGATCCATACTAGATATTGCCTTCGCAACAAGATCCTTAAAAGACGCATAACTGCCATAATCAACGGGCTTGGGTTCAAAGTCTTTAATAGCGACTGGCATCGCAATATTTTGTTGTATCCCTTGAACTACCAACAATGGACGCGGCAAGGGCGCGACACCATCAGGTAACGGTGGATCAATGCCTGGGGGTAGTGGATAATAAGGATCGGGTGGTAGATTGTTAGCCAATAGAGGTATCGGAGCAACAACCGGAACCAATGCTATTGGAATGTTCAACGGTAGAGGGACCGCAGCTCCTACAAGCGGAAGTGGTGCAAGATTGGGTAAAGGCAATGGCGGTAATAAAACTGGCGGTTGCGGATTTGGCGCGGGACCGCCACCGACAATCAAGCCCAAGTTCGCTAACGCTAAATCAATTGATGGTTGTTGCTGAATATAATTGTTCATAAAGTTGCCAACATTCAAAGAATCATCAACGCCAATATTCGAATCTTGATCACTAACCCCAACCGGGTCTGCAATTTGTCTACCTACAACTAATTTGGGTTGGATTGGAATTGTCGGCATTTCAAGTTCGTCACCAACAATATCAAAATTTTTATTCTTCTTCTGTTTGGGTTTCGTTTTTAAATGGCAAGCATCACACACTTTATAACCTGTCTTCTTAGGTTCACCACAATCACACTTGGTGTCTTGAAGAATTTGCTTGTGTTTTACATTGCATTGAGAACACATCTTTCGATCAGATCGACACTTGGCACCACAGCTACAAATTTTGTCCCACTTCATGCCGCTGTACTCTTTAGAGCCATATTTATCAAAACACTCTTCACAATACTTATTGCCAAAATTACTTTGACCACACCAGCATTTGTCGTCATTCTTCTGCATCTTGCGACTACATTCACGACACAATTTGTAATTGATGTCCGTCGGTATGGTACACTTGCGACAAGGATGAGTTTCAACATCAGCCGGTTGTTCTTTCTTCTTCCATGTCTGCATTTCTGTGGAACTACCACCTTTTAACAACCCGGCACGGTTAAATGGTGTCAATTTTCCAATATACCACTTACACATAAAAATCTTCCCAGCATCTAAATCGCGATGCAAACACATCCATATCATACACACATCATCCACGGTCTTACAGGGTTCCAAATTGTTATTTGCCCAAACAGTTAATTGAGAAAGTTCAAGGGATTCTTGATTGTTCCTGGGATTGGTTAAAACGTCATAATACTGACGATTGCCAATTCGCAACCATTGCGATTGCGTGAATGGGTCATTGATTTCGTTCATATTCATGCCAGAGCGCTGCAATGGGTGTTCACAAATGTTTGTGGCATCATAGAGGCTCTGTTGTGCACCACCGCCCTTCAACCCTTTCTTGCCCAATGGTATAAGATTTGATTCATGTGAATCATTATGACGAAATCGTATAGGCAGTGATTTGCTCGATTTGTCTGTTGAATAACCTTCATCAACTTCTTGTTCTTCTTCGACCGGTAAGAGTTCCAAACCACTGTCCAATTGCTCATTCTTACTTTCTTCGAGTTCAACTCCACTCGATGGTAATGTTAATGCTAAATGTGATGATTCATGCGGACGCGCATCTCGATATGGTTGAGTGCGCAATTGATCTAAAGCCACGCCAGGAGGATTCAAAATGTTGACCTGATCAATCATGGCAAATATGGAAATAGATGATGTGTTATACACTTGTTCATTAAAAGTAATTCGAATAGTGTCCGTAGTTGTAGCCGAAACATAAGCACTCCAAAAATTCGAAACAGTTGCCTGAGTGATTGGTGTCCAAGCTTGTACAAAGCTCTTAACATTACCACTAATTTGAAAGACTATCGCATCGGCATTTATATTGTATTGTGCCGGATTGTTACCATAAGTGATAACATAAAGATTGCCAGCAAAAGGTTTAATGGCACTCAAATACAAATAAAATGGTAACACAGTAATGTCCCACTTAATCGAAAATGGATTGTTTTTGGAATAGTCAGTCATGTCACTGGAATTTACACGGATTTGAGTACCCTTCATATTCAAAGCAGGGTATTGAGGATCAGAATTGTAGGCGGTAAACTCATAAACATAATAAACACTCAATTTCCCGATGGCTACATTTGATTGCCCATCACTGGTTGCAACAATAATCTTACCATAATCGTAATTGGCAAGTGAACCACTAACAGCGCCTAAGCGTACATTCTGTGATTTCCCAGGAGCAACTAAGCAGCCTTTACGAGCGGAAAAATTTACGCGCAATGAATTGCGACTCATTTGATGCTTCAAGCCTGAATGTTGCGTTATATTGTTAAATTCACCCATATCATCCATGTTAGCTAACTGGCCGACACTATCATCAGGATCCGGCAAATAACCAATACACAAATTTCCCGAAACGTTAAGCAACTGTGAGAATGGAATGAAGGTGACCACCAATTGAACACAACGATACGATGTAAAATTCGGTGCAATATTGGATACCAACTTGTGCAAAGTCGGAGAACCTGGATTTATAGCGTAATTCACCACATAAAAATTGCCATCGGTGTCACTCCATGCCGTATCAAAAATCTCAGTGTGTGAAATGTAAACAGCATTAGTATCTGATTTTGCACCTGGTACGTTCTTCCCACGACCTTGCGATCGACGAACATTGCGTCTAGATCCTATCGTGGCATTTTGAGTTGCAGCGCGTTTGACCATCTTTTTGCCGTAATGGATACCACGGTTGATCAAAGCTGGACCTTTGCTACGCAATTTATTCTTGACGTATCGATCCGCACCATGCTGCTTGATTTGATCTTGTAGGCCCTTCGGGAGTCTCTTCACTATTTGATTGACACCTTGGCCCACAATTTTGTCGTAACGTTTGTTGCCTTGTTTGAGGTATTGTTTCTTTCTAGGCATATTACCATTCAATGCATGCATACCTTTATTACTAAGCATCCAAGATTTCCACACAAAACTGTTATTAAAGCCCACTTTCTCAAGTGTTTGCAAGGGTGTTAAGCCACAGTTATGAAAATTGTTGTATGGCAATACAGTTATATAAGTAGTACCAGTAAAATTGTAGTCTTCATTAATGATAAAGAAGGTGACTAAAGAAGATTTTTCCATCTCACAAATAAGAAATAACGCAGCAGCGTATTCCTGGTAACAAATAACTCCATAACCACTCGAAATGTAGCTCTTGGTCAATTGTGAGCCCGGACGTACATACAACGATACTAATGCTGGTATATATGATTGATAAGTCATAGTTGTTGTTGTATGTACGATGTCAAATTGCGCAGCGCCCACGTCGCAAGCTCTGTCAGTTGCTGATAATTGACCATTAATGATCCAACCAAGAACACCCCCATTATTGAAGGTTGTTATAGCCCACAATTGGTTACCATCATGGTTAGCGATTGTTGGAAATTTGGTGCCAGCTGTGGCACTTGGGCGTCCGGTGGCTTGTTCTGTAGGATGAACTGAACTTGGCGCATGAGCTGCTGTTGGAGATTTTGCCAAAGTCGGTCGGTCAGTCGGATTATCCGTTGGGGCTGGAGTAGGGCTTGGGGTCGGTGATACAATAATTATCATCAAAATTAAAAAGAAAAACCAAAACACATTATGGTCATCAGGCCCTGTCCATGCACCTTGTCGCCCTGAAAGCTCATTTGGTCTATAACGATACCGAGTTGTGGCTACAAGATTGCGGACAGTCATGTCAACGCGGCCTTGTAAATCAAGCAAGGTATAGTTGTGATTAGTAATCTCACCAAGGTGGCTTTGAATCATTGCCAACATATCAAATCCATTCAAGCGCCTATCCTCATCAAACAAATAAAATTTATCTTTGTAACACATCTTCAATTTCTTGAACAATGGTTTTTGCACTTCATCAACAATGGTCAAATCGAATTGGATCGGTAAATCAACAATGCGAGTTTTCTTAGCTGGAATCTGACCATCTATCAAAACTTCTTTATGGCCGTAAGCTTTGTAGACTTCCAATAAATTGGTATACAAACCAAATTGGTCAGATAAATGCTTCCCAGTTGTTCGTTCAGTACGGGTTGTTTTCGTCTGAAAGTCAAAACCAACCGGCAAACGTCGTTTCTTATTAGGTACACCCTTAACGTCTTGTTGTTTGTACTTGTCTTCCAACATCACTGGGGCTGCCATCAAATCTGGTAACTCCTCTACATCACTATGGTCGCTAACACGAGCCAGTTGTTTCTTCAACCCAACATCTATATGCGCATAAATACCAGGTGCTGGTACAGTGCCGCTGCAATAGACATTCTCCCACCCTATCTCTTTATAAGGTCGCTCAGAACCATGTACATTCAAAGACCAATCATAATTGTTTTGACAAACAGTACATTTGCAAGCAGGAGGTTTTGGTGTGGGTGACAACTCTGGAGGAGAAGGTGATGGTCTGAATGGATGAATATCATTGCGATTCTGACTGGGATGCGGTGGGAATGTGCATTCAACCACTTTATCATCAACAACACGTGTCATTACACCACCACGTATATCTTGGTGAAGATTGTTATTCAATTCACGTTTCATTTGATTTCTTATGCGTGTGACCTCATGTTTATGTTTACGCAAATTCTTCTTCCACTCAACGAAGAAGTCATCATAAACTTTTTCCACTGCGAGTCTACGCTCATCACCTTGCGGTTTGCCATACATAGGGAGTTCAGCATACAAACACTTGTACGTAGCAGGATCATTCGGGCCGGGAGTGGTATAATAGTTGATCTGCACGTCAATGTAGTGACCAGTTTCAAAAACCGTTAAACATGGATAACGATGACTGAACGAAACATTTTCCCACAATGAATGAAATGCCCTGATATGCATGCGTCTTGCATGCTTAGATAACTTCAATTTACCTGTTCGCTCACGTTCAGCTATTGACCAAGGCAGTGCGTCAATCCACACATCACGTTCATCTACTTCAGATTCGCTTTTTACATCAGTTGCTCCACCAAGAAGACCACACGTCAATTCTAGATGTGCATGCCCTCTGTCCGGGCGCCCACTGTTTGACACAACAGAAAAACAAACATCAGAAAAAAGAGAAGAAGAAAAAGAAGAAAAACAAGAAGAAGAAGAAAAACAAGAAGAAACAAAACAAAAATTGTCCGTATTTTTTCTGCCATCATTGGTCACAGACATTGTCCCAATTGATGTGATAATATTTTCGGTCCTAAGGTTTACCGTTCCTTTCAAAAGAATTTCTGGCCGAAACATTTCTGGCTTAGAAAAATAGAAAACAAATAAGGGGTTCACCCTAATGTAATGATGGTGGTGAATCAAATTCACTTACTGACCACTTACCCCATCAAAGTAAACTTGATAAGTGGTGTTCTTACCCCCAAGTGCGTCCGTGTGTGCCAAGTTAAACAAACTACAAGCGATTAGCAATTGGCTTAGGTATATCGTTACAAGTCGTCATCTCTCAATCAATCCGGCCACAACCGATGTCAACCATAAAACGCATTGTTTTCTAATAACTATTGCTTACACAATTCCTGGGGACACGCTTATAGCACATCAAGTGTACGTCAGCATATGATCCAGAATGTTATTAGGTGCTTATCAAATCCGAGGAGAGTAAGGCAATGCGTTAAGGAAAGACATCGTTTTCATGCTAGGCGGCGACAAACATATATACCCTGTCCCTTCAAAAGGTTGTTCCCATCTGTTAGTTATGGCAATTCATACGTGCAAAATAGCATGCAAGCCCAGATTAGTGTCAACCAACACAGCGCCACGCGGCTGTCCTGTGCTCTTAAGGTCAATGAGTAATCCGGCGAGCATAAGCGTGTTGCATACATTCGGCACGTTGAATCCACGGGGGGACTTGTAGGGGGCAATTGATAGACATGCAAGTTTTGGTTAGGTCGAATCATGTCTCTTATTCGCCCTCGCAAGGTTCGCATCGATACAGACAACCAAGTCATTGCCAATGAGTACGGAACGAACTCCCATTAGCCTGTGTTTGGATTAAAGTATGTAAAAGATGCAAACGCAAGGGTGCGCATGTGAGCGGCCTAAAATGTATCTATTCTACAGACCAAACAAGTTACCAGGTTTGGTTTTCCACTGTGACAGCATAACAAGCTCCACTCACACACGACTTGCCGTTCTCGACCAGCGAGCAAATTGCAGGCACATGGGCC